ATGGGTTATCCATCGTTACTTGAAAGCCAGCATCCCCTTTATGGTAAGCACCTAGTAGTGAGATATTTCTTATTTATCTTTTCTGACTAACTGTATTGAGTCATACCAATACACCGACTCACTACACCGCAGACGTTCGATTCGTCTATGGGGGACACTAAAACATGGTACAATGTTGACATAAGACATACACTATGGCTGAACTGAAAAAAAATCAAAACGGAGGTAAGAGAGAAGGAGCTGGCAGACCCAAAGGTTCCACTAATAAATTAAGAATAGCCGACTGCTTTACTGCAGAGGAACGTGACCAGCTTGTAACTGAAGCTAAACTGCTTGCCTTTGGAACAGAAGATACTAAACCTAATGAAAGGGTATTACTGGCTTTGATAGAACAACTCTATGGAAAAGCAACACAGAAGATTGCAGGAGACGAAGATGGCGACCCATTGAAGCTAATCCAAATCATAAAGAATGGCAACAGCAGTAATTAATCTACTACCTAAGCAGACAGAGGCTTGGGAGGCTTGGGAGTCAGAGGAGATAACTGAGCTTGGCTACGGTGGAGCTGCTGGGGGAGGTAAGACACGGCTAGGATGCTATTTGGCTATCATGGTCGCAGAGCAATACCCTGGCTCAAGAGGGGCTATAGGTCGTAAAGAGCTAAAGACACTACGGCTTACTACTATCGCTTCCCTATTTGAAATACTAAAGGAGCTAGGCTATTCAGAGCGTGACTACAGATACGACGCTCAGCAGTCAGTGCTGCACTTCCCTAATGGCTCACAGATTTACTTCTTAGACACTGCCTACAGTCCACAAGACCCTGAGTACACTCGCTTTGGTTCACTAGAGATAACTTGGGCATGGATTGATGAGAGCAATGAGACACCAGAGAAGGCCAAGTCTATTCTAAAGACACGTGTAGGTCGTAAGAATGATGTCAACGGTCTAAAGATTAAGCCGTTTTGGCTAGAGACATTTAACCCAAACAAGGGACACGTTCACCGTGACTACTACAAACCATGGAAAGAAGGAACTCTGCCACCATACAGAGACTTTATACGTGCTCTACCAGGAGACAATCCACACCTCCCCCAAGCCTATCTGGACAACTTGGAACGCTCAGACAAGATAACTAGAGAGCGACTACTTAAAGGTAACTTTGAATTTGATGACGACCCACAGAAGGTAATGTTCTATGAGTCTATCTTAGACCTATCAACTAACACACTGGTCAATAACCCAGACACGAAAGTAATGGTCGCAGACATCGCTCGCTTCGGTGGTGACAAGATTGTGTTCGGACTATTTAATGGTATGAACCTATACGGCTTGTACGTCTACACTTACCAAGGGATTGATGAGACTATCGCCAAGATGAAGTCTATTATCATAGAGCAAGGTATTGGCTACATGAACGTCTTAGCTGACGAGGACGGTATCGGTGGTGGAGTAGTAGACGGCATGAGAGGCATTAAAGGCTTTACTGGGAACGCTACACCCTTACCTATCTGGGACTTTGTAAAGAATAAACTGGTTCCAGCCAACTACCGTAACTTTAGAAGTCAATGCTACTTCAAGCTAGGAGAAACGGTCAACAGCCGTAATATGTCTATTAAGATAACTAAGTTTGTAACCAACATAGAGGGCTACACACAAGAGAAAGCCCTGTCCGACATCGTGGAGGAGCTAGACGCTATTAAGAGTACAGACAACTCAATGGATTCTAAGCTACAGATAATTCCCAAGAGTGAGATTAAGGAACAGCTAGGGCGCTCCCCTGACTTTGCTGATGTGCTAATGATGCGCATGTTCTTCGAGATAAAAGATGTGCCACTGACTTTCACTGCCCAGCTAAGAGATGAGGACGAACAGGAAAAGGTAAACCCAGCCGAGTAGTTATCAACAGATGCGCCTTGACACTATGTTATAATTACTCAACATATATGGCTAAAAAGACAACAACCAAACCTAAAGAAGAACTGTACGTACTCACAATGGCATTTAACGGTGAATCACACACAGTAGAGACAGATAATGTAAACGAGGCACTGAAAGCCTTTAAGCCTGACCTACTACTCAGTGAGTCATACGTTACTGTTAGTAAAGGAGACTTCACCTCTGAACGTAGACTATCCCGAACGCAAACACAACGAGTCTTTCTTGATGATGTTACTAGGGACGTATTTGTAATGAACTTACTTCATAACTAATTATCATGCTTGAATACCAAGACGTATTTCAGTACATCACAACTGAAAAGAACAACTACCGAACCAGCCGAGTCCCTCTGACCAACTCAAAGGACTGGAACATGTACGAACACGTAGAACGCTGCACCAACGTAGCTAATGCGTACTTCAACAAGGGAGCCAATGACGGACTCCGACCATACAACGACATCGTGACACCAATCATTGACGTTGCTTTTCGCAGTGAAGGCTTCGACGTTAAGGACATCGTGCCCTACGTGAACAGTGCCGATGACTACTACAAGTCTTTCCTAGTAAAGAAGTTTCACCCTCAGTGGGCACGGACACACGAACTAGACACCTTTATTGATGAGGTAGTTGAAACGTCAATCATCTATGACTTAGTAATTGTAAAGAACGTAAACAGCACCCGACCAGAGGTGGTTGACTTAAAGAGCCTGGCGTTTGTAAACCAAGTAGACGCTTCACAAGGGCCTATCTGTATGCAGCACGACTACTCGGTAGCACAACTAACTGAGTTTAAGGGCAAGTGGGATGCAGACGCCATCGACAAGCTAATTGTCCTGTCTTCAACCAGCGCAAAGGTGGCTATCGCCAATGACCAAGAGGCTAAACTACCGAGCAAGACCATTGAGTGCTTTGAACTACGGGGGAACCTGCCTGAGGCCTGGCTAAAAGATGATGGAGATGTAAACAAGTACGTTCCTTCAATGTACATTGTAGCTTTCTACACAGATGACAAGGGGAACAAACAAGGTATCACTCTATACAAAGGAAAAGACAAGCCACTAAAAGACAACTTCAAGTTCCTAAAGATTGATGACGTTCGAGCTAAGGGACGAGCGTGTGGACGGTCTATCGTAGAGCGACTATTTGAACCACAAGTATGGTCTAACTACTCTGGTATCAAGATTAAGGAACTACTGGACTCAGCTATCAACGTATTCATTACAGACAGTGAGGAACTACGCAACCAAAACCTGACCAACCTAAAAAACAACCAAGTTCTAAAGCAAGAGAAGGGAGCAAATACATCTCGACTAGACGGTAGTCTACAAAACCTTACCGTACTAACCGACGAGCAACAAAAGCAAACAGAGAACGCTCGACTACTTGGCTCAGCCTCAGAGGGTGCGCTTGGAACTAACCCAACATCAGGTACACCATTTGCCCTACAGAACCTTATCGTTCAGGAAGGACAGGGTATGCATGAATATCGACAAGGTAAGATTGCTACCTTTTTCGCAGATGTTCTCTACCGTGACCTCATACTAGGATACCTAGTACGTGACATGAACTCAGGTAAGAAGTTTTCTGAGGAGCTGACTATGGATGAGATGCTAGAAGTATCTGAAAAGATTGCTACCAATCAAGCAGAGCGCGAGATTATAGACATCATTCTAGCTGGTGATACTAGTAAACCATCCCCTACCAACGAAATGCGTGACGAACTCATCAAGATTAAGAAGGACGCGTTTATGAAAGGTGGCTCACGTCGATTCATGGAGGTCTTAAAGGGAGAGCTAGACAGCCTGCCAATGGACGTGCTTATCAACATCAAAGGCAAGCAGAAGAACATGGCACAGAACGCCGACAAGATTACCAATATCATCCGTGAGATTATGGCAAACCCACAAGCGTTTAGTCAGCTCCCTGGTATTGGTAAGGCGTTTAACGAGCTACTAGAAGACTCAGGAATGAGTGCTATCGACTTCACACAAGTCATCACTCCACAAGAGTCAGCAGTGGCTCAGGCTGAACAACCACAGTCACAGGCAGCAGCGCAGCAAGCATTACCACCAGTAACACAATAATATGCAAGAATATTTAAATGAATTAGAAATAGTAAAGATTGAGGCGTTCTGTGCAGACACAGAGATGTACGAGGCCGTAAAGAAAGTAGTTCTTCAGCACATCTACTCACAGGGAGTCATGGAAGCTGGAGTGGGACATAACCCAATGAAGAACCGAGCATTTCAACTAGCTCAGCACTGTACCGAGAACCCAGTAACAAACGAAGCTATGGGCGCACAACTACGGGGCGTGTGGGAGGGAGTCAACGCACTAGAGAGTGGCTACCAAGAGCTAAAGAACATCAAGAGTGCCACAGGAGCTGTCAAGACACCTTTTGTCAACGAGGCTGAATAATCAGTATGTTGACCAAAGCAAAAGAGGTAGTAAAGAAATTGGTAGTCAATACAACTACCACTTTAAAGAAAGTAGTGACCCCTACCATTTGCCCTAACTGCAACGCATCCGGCTTACGCTGTAATGTGTGCGGTACAGGTGTGGTATAATTATATTAACAAGAGTGGAACTTTGAAAAATCCACACAACCAATAACTAGAACTTCACTATGCAAAACGAAGACCAAGTACAGGATGATTCCCTTGAAACAGAATTAGAGGAAGTAGCAGACGATACAGAAGAAGAGACACAAGAAGAAGAGCAAGGTGTCGAGTATTGGAAAGCTGAGGCTCTCAAAAACAAAGCTATCCTAGATAGAAACAAGAACAAACCAAAGAAAGAAGCGAAGAAATCACAATCAGATGAGTTTGATTATGGAGAGTACGCCTACCTAGCCCAGAAAGGAATAGAAAGCGATGAAGACATTGCTTTCGTCCGAAACGGAATGGAAGAATCAGGCAAGAACCTACGCGACGTACTAAACGCCAACTGGTTTAAAGCAGACCTAGCAGAACGACAAGCCCTAAGCAAGACAGATGCAGCAGTACCCAAAGGAAGCCGAGCCAACACAGCCGCTACAGACGATGTAGCATACTGGTCAGCTAAGCCAATCGAAGAAGTGCCCGCTGACATGCGGCTAAAGGTAGTCAACGCTAAGAGAGCTAAAGAAGAAAACCAAGGCAAGTTCTACAACTCATAACAAACCATTTGATTGCTTAATTAACTAAACAATCAATAAAATGGCCATCATACCTTCAATTGAAATCGAAACAACATTGCAAGAGCGACTAGATGCTCCTACAGTTTGGAAAGATATTCTAAAAGTAAAGTACACAAACACAGGTATTCTAAAGAACCCGTACCTAACAGACTCAGTAGTCTACACAGGAACACGAGGAACTGGATACGACTCAACAGCAGTAGCGACTAACGATGACTCAGTGACTATCAACACATACGTTGGTACTTCACAGCACATCGATGACGCTGACCTAGCCCAAAAGAGCTTCTCTGATTTCATGGAAATCGCAGAAAACATGGGAACTATGTTGAACGAAAAGGTAGAAACACAAATGCTTGCTGAGCACGCACAGTGGACAAACTTCGACAACGCATCTATCGGTGGGTCAGCAGGTAACATCACAGTTGCAACTTCAAACATCAAAACGATCATCGGAGCTATGAAGACAGCTATCCGAACAGCAGGTGGTGGAGACATGCTTGCACGAAACGGTGGATTCATCGTATGGCGAGAATCAGACTACGAAAAGGTAGAAGCTCTTGCATCAGCAGAAGGATTCAACACAGCAGATGCAGTACTAAAGTCTGGTATCTCACAAGTAAACGGAGGATTCGTTTACCTAGGTATCACGCACTACAGTTCATCAAAGCACGCAGCTGGACACGTGTTCGGAGGTGTAAAGCAAGCGTTCATGTTAGGTATCGTGAAAAGCACATACGGACGAGTGAAAA